CATTATTTAATTGTGTAGTATAACCTGAAATCGGTTCTATCGGTGAATTACAAGGTGTATATCTAATAGGTTGTTTAATTGTTATATCAATTTGCCATCCATTAACATTATCATCTGTTGCTTCTATTACAGGTGTAAATTGTATGTCTCCATCAATAGACAAATTCATATCAACATAGTATTTATGTTGAGCTATCTCTTGAACCATTGTGTCTAAAATATAATGAGTGTCTGATATAATTTCATTATAATTGTCCTCCCCAAAATTAATCTTATCCATACAATAGATTGTAAAGGTATATAGATTAGTCTTAAAACCATTATCACTTCTTTGTGTAGTTCCTGTGCCATTCTCAACCCATATATAAGGAAACTTCATCTCACGAGATGTTCCTATATTATATGCTGGTCCATAACCAAAGTCATTAACCATTTCTTGTCTAATAGATAAATCTTGAAAGATTGATACTATTTTATTTATACTCACCGTGTTATTAGCCATGTCTATAACTATTTTTTCTTATTTCATTTTGTTGCTCAAAATAATTATCTCTCTCATACCAATAAGATAATAAGTTTAAGCATTCTATGTAATTTCTTTGATAGACCTCATCATGTTTTGTTATATCACCATTACTTAATCTATCTACCATTGCCAGCCATCCCCATCTTTTGTCTATACTTACTTGACCTAAAGCCAGGTTGTCTTCTTTTGAACTCTTACTAAACAAACCTTTATATTGTTTGTATATTATTACTTCCCACCTAAAAAAAAACCTATTGGCCCCATAAGGTCCATAACAGGTTGATTTAAGAATATATCTTTCCTATAATCTATATTATTAGCTGTGAATTTATCTTGAACCCACTTCTCTTCTCCTGTCTCACCATCTTGAACCAATTTACCTGGTCTTAATATAATTGCCAGTATATAAGGTATTGCTTCTGATTGTGACTTTGTGTTCTCTTGAAATGTCTTCATAGAAATATACTCACCCATTGTCAGTTTATTTAAGTCAGATGGAAACACATATGTTACTCCTTCAATTTCTAATGTCTTAACATTTGGCCAGTCTTTCTGTTCTTGTAAGAAAACAAGTGAAGATGATATATCATTAACTACTTCTAAAGTTAATTCATCTAATTCACCATCTTCAGCATCACATATTGCCTCAATAATTTTAAGTAAATATAATTCACCTAAAAAATATTCTGTTCTTTTCTCTTCAAGTTTCGCCACATTAACATATAGTTTAAGTGACATCTCTTGCCAGCTTTCTGGAACTTGATACTCTTTTTCATTTAACTTAAAAAATTTCATATATTCTTTTTCTTTTTTATATAATAGACAAACTCTATTTTTTTCTAATACAATTAGTAATGTATTCTAAAATAATTTGTATCTGTCTTTTTACCTTTCTTTTTCCACCAGTGAATAGCATATCTAATAGCATCCATCGCATCATCATATACTTTAACTGGTTCATCTAACACAACATCACCATTTGTTTTCCATTTATAAGAATTTATCTCTTTTACAACATTAACACTTTCTTTATTAATGAATAAACCCGATGATTTAACACTATCAATACCTTTCTTTACTTCTTTTATAGCAACCTTAGTGTTAAAACCACCTCTTCTTATATCTTCAATCATTTCAGGTCTGGCACCATCACAAATAATCTCAGTCTTAGTAGATATATTTAACTCTTTCATCTTTTTAACTAAATCATCAGCCGTCATATGACTTTGATAAATAATCTCTTTAACATAAACATCATTTTCAGTAAATGAACATTCAATTAAAGAAGTTGGATGGTTAAAACCAAAGTCAAGTCCATATATTACACTCTTTATCTCAGGTAGTGTTTCATAATACTTCCAGTGTGTATAGATTGTTGTCTTACCAGAACCTTTCTCACCTAAAGCATATATTCTATAATAACTTTCATCATATTGAATTAGATTTTCTATCTCTTTTACTTGAGCATCACCTAAAAAAGGATTATCTTTATAGGTTGAATGTATTAGAATAGTTTCTTTTCTTGTTATAAGGTCATACAACCAGTGAAAGTTATCAGATGGATTAAAGTCAAATATAAGTTTATCAGTTGTTCTCATATTTAATTGTGTAAATTCCTCAAAGTTTAATTCATTGGCTTCATTTATCCAAAGTATATTTCTTTTTCTACCTCTTAACTTTTGTTCGTTATCAGCACCAAAGAATTCAACTGATGAACCATTAGGAAAGTTATACATATTTTCTGTCTTGTGGTGTAGTTTCTCATCATATAGTTCTAACTCCTTCATAACCTCAAAAAAGTCTCTCATAACCGTTCCTCTTAAAGTTGGAAAGGTTTTACGAATGATACTAACCATCTTACCAGGATTAGTTAAACAATACACAATAACCATTTGACACAATGAATAGGTCTTAGAACTTCTCGACCCCCCTTGATTAACCAGAAATCTTATATCATCTCTTTTTAAGGCATCAAAGTTCCAATTAAATACCGGTGTCTGTTTTATCGTCAGTTCCGCCATCTTTTAAGTCTTCTTTACTTTTTATCTGTATCAATTTGATTTCAGTTATTTCTTTTCCGTTAGATGTTATATCAAGTTTATCAGGTGAATATAAACCCATAAGTTTATTTAACTCTTGTCTAATCTGTAGTGCTAACTTCATATCTTTTTTACGAATAGATACTTCATATAATTCTTCTAACTGACCTTTACTCTCTTCTAAATGAGCTTCAGCATTTCTATCCCATATCTCTTGTATTTTCTTTCTAGCTTCTCTAATGACTTCATAGGCATATGATTGACCATAACCTAAATCATTTTGTAAGAAGTCAAGAATGGTCTTATTAGAAGCACCATTCTCAACTCTCATCTTTACTATACCATTAATTAAATCTTCTGTCTTAACTTGTTTAGGCATTTATCTTTATTATTTTTTGTATATACATTCCGTATTTTACGCCGGTATTACACTATAATAGATTATTAATCTACTTTTCCAAATCAGTTCTCAAATTTTTCAACATTATCACTATAATAATCTAAAAGTGTTTGATAATAGTTTGCTATTGAAGTATGACATTTACAATTTATTTGATACATAATTGCTTTCTCATTAATATATTTTTTATATAGATGATAAATACTATCCATATCTGTTTGTGTTGCCACAGCCACTCTAAATAGTCTTAAGATTTCATTCCTATCTTCTATACTAAACATTCTATCTGGGTCTAATTGTTTCTTACTCATTTTCTTTTTCTTCTATTTTTTTACATATAAAATATGTTATACCATACGCATTATCTGTTTCCATTATCCATTCTGAAGCATCTAATAAATCAAATTCTTCTGGTGTCATATCATTAATATTTTTTGGTTCTAAAGGTAGATAAAAATAACCTTCAGGTGTTTGGCTTGATACATAATGTATCCACCACTTCTTAAAATCTTCTGTCATATTCCTAATTCTTTTATTTTTTTTTCTCTGTTAAGTGGTAATAAGATTTCATTATAGAAATCTTTATAACAATCTAAACTTTCTATTCTATCATAGTTTCTTTTAATTATATTATAATAAATAATAGTTGCTTCATCCCATTCTATTTTACCAACATCATTATTTTTTAGTTTATTTTTTTCAAACCATAACATAAATAATTTACTTTCTTCTAAATTCATTTTAATAATTCATTTATTTTTTTGTTTCTAATGCTACTTTTTGTTTCTTCTAATACAATACTTATGTGTATATCAAATTATTTACAATTCAAAACGGAATACAACCGAGTGTCAAACTCAATTAAATTATATTCATTACCATCAAGTAATAATATATCTTTATGATTTATTATCTCATCATACACATTTTTATCTATTGTCATAAAAACATCAATCTTATTATCTTTTTTATAAAATGGTTTATCTCTATGAACATATGGTGTTAAATCTATCATTTTAATAATTCATTTATTTTTTTGTTTCTAAGTCCTGCAATTAAAATAGGTTCAGCTGCTTTATCTAAACAACTCTTAAGTATTTCATCAATAATCGTGTTAGAAAAATATATCTTCATTGTGTAATATAAATTTGTAAGTATAACTTCATCATCAGAAAAAGATATAATCTTAATCTTAAAATTTCTTACTAATTCATCTAATTCGTTTTCTAATTCTATTGAAGGGTCAATCACTAATTGTTTCTTCATAAGTTCTTTTATATCTTTCATATCTTAATAATTATTTTGTAAAAAGTCTTCACATACATTAATAAAAGCTTTTTCTGTATTAATTCTCCAGTTAATTGTTGATTGATATATTTCTATATCATAATAAAACACAATAAATTCTGTGTAATCTTTACCTTTAAGATGTTTTAATTTAACCGTATAACTAAAACCATTTTGTAAATAAACTTCTTTTTGTCCCATATTCTTTTGTTTTTCTTTTATATATTAAGTTCTAAAATTGATTTTTTTACACTCTGGTTTTTTATAGTTATTTTAATCTAACTCTATTCTCATAAAATCCGATTATCTTGTCATACCAGAAACCTACAAAGGCTACTGATGATGCTATGAATATATCACCTGTCCATATTAAAGTAGACCAGAAACTAACACACATTAAACAACTAAATAGTAATTTAATAAAGTTGTATATTAATTTATTTGGCAACATCTCTAATATAATTTGTAATGGTTGAAATCTTGTAATCATCCAACTCAATATAAACATTTTAAATCCAGAAAAAAGTATTGTTATCATTTTGTAATTGTTTTTTTATTTCACTTTTAACCTTACCGATTGCGTAGTGAATACTTTTAATATTTATTTTATACATATCACTTATCTCTCTCAATTTAAGTCCGTCAATATAATAGTGTCTAAATAGTGTTTTGTTATACCAGTGTTGTTCATCAACTAAACTTAATACTTT